TGATCCATATGCAAATGGATCAGTTTTAACTAAAGTCCCATTAATATAAGTTTTTATTTGGTTATTTGTGTAATCAGAAGTTGTTGTAACAACTACCCATTCATCTAAAACTAAAGGTGTGGGTGTTATATTTTCTCCAGCAAATCCTATACTTGCATACCACTTATTACCGCTTGAAACTACTGATCCTATACGAGCTGAATTTGGACCACTATAATTATCAGAGTTTAATCCACAATAACTAACATTTATTACAGGAAGATTTTTTGCTCTAATACACACACTGAAAGAGAAATTGAAGGCTCCACTTAATGTTGGACTGAATGCACTAGCTAAATAATTTGTAGTTACATTACTTGCTAAAAATGAAAAATAACTTCCATTTCCAGTTGGTGATGAAGTAAATGTTGGAGTACCTACAAAGTTTAAGTTTAAATTACCTTGCAAGTCATAAACAGTAGTTCCGCTTCCTGAATAACATGCTGGATTATCAAAATTGTAATCAACTGTTTTTGTTGGATATATTGGCATTTTATTATCTCTCTCTTTCTAACATTTCAAAACGAGTCTCAAGTCTCGTTAAATTGGTGTGAAGCTCTAATTGGTGTTTATCTAAGGTATCAACTTTAGATACTAATTTTTCAAAGGATTTTTCGAAACTATCTAATTTAGTTTGTAAATTGCCAATCTTTACTTGCATATTCACAAATCCACTTATAATTAGAACAGCATTTGAAAAAATACCAATAATTAAATCTGCCCAGTTGATGTTTTCCATTAGTTGTAATTAACCTCTACTTTGGCAGTCTTGAAAATACCTTGTGTAACAACATCATCAACACCAACAACAAGGAAATATCTAGTACTGTTCGGATCATTTACAATTTGCACTCTATCTTCGAATCTAATGTCAATATTATCTTCGAAAATGAAATAATATTCATCTTTGTTAGTAATTCCACCACCAATAGGCTCTTCTTGGTATTGTCTATGTGTTAATCTAGCTTTTGTAGTGGAAACAACTGTGTAATCTGTATACACGCCACCATACTCATCATTCCAAGATTCTGAACGTAATATTTTAACGTTATCAGACATCATATAATAAGCTGAAGCGGCTCTAAGTGTATTTAATAAAGTGGTTGGAGTAGGCATTAGAGTATTCCAAATGACCTGAATTTAGCTGCTTGTTCATGGCAATTTTGAATCAATTTATTCAAATCTACCTTTGTAGCACCATCATCAGTATTTAAAAGATTTGCTGCAATACTAGCCTTTCTCATCCATCCTTCTCTTGCGGATGCTCTTACATCATATATTTCTTGTTGAGTAAATCCACTATCACGCCAAGTTAAAGGATATTCATCTGCTGGAACTATGCCATCTTGAAAGTTTTGACCAACTGCATAATTAATTTGAGGAAAATTAGGCTCCACAGTGCCACTTGTACCAGCAATAGTGCACTGATAAACACGTCCATTAGGAACTGTTGGAACAATTTGGTCTCCAACACTATAAGTTTCAGAAGCTGTCCAAGTTGAGAATCTTTTATGTTCATCAATTAATTCTCCAAGCGCATTAGAATCAAGCTCTGGAAATAGATCAGCTTGTACCATCCAGCTCAGTTTTTTAATAGCTTGCAATCTAGACAAAGGCATAGTTTTTAATCCTCAATTAAATATATAACTTATTTTACGAAATTAAGCAGTGAGAAAAAAAAGAGCAAGATTTCTCTTGCTCTTTTTCTTTTGTGTGATAAGATTAGTTGTTGGCAGCGAGGACAGCAACAGATCCACATACAGTTTGAGTTGGAAGATCATGGAATTGGAATCCAAATCTTTCTGTAGCTCTGAAGTAGAGGGAGTCTGAGATAAATCCAGCTTGATCACTAACTTGGATACGAAGATCACGTCTTGAACCCATGATGGAACCAGTTTTGAGGTTACCAAACATTGCAAGTGGAGTATCAGCTGCAGGTGTTGGATCCTTGCTCATAACTTGAGTGTAAACAACTGGATAACCGAACAATGTTGGGTTTGGTCCAGGTGCAGCAGTCAAGTCAAAGAATCCGTTGCCGTTAAGAGCATCAAGATCATTACATACAACTTGTTGGAAGAATGCACGGTTCATATAGAACTTAGCATCAGCTGTATCTGCATAATCAGGGATAGCTGCAGTAAGTTTGCGAAGGTCAGCAAGAGTAACTGCATTCCAGTCGCCAGTAACGTCAGCACCAGTGTAAATCCAACCTGCGTTAGCACCACCGTTTACACCTGCAATTGCATTTGTAATACCAGTGATTCCACCGTATGTTGAAGTACCATCACCAAGAATACAAGCAAGGTCTTCATTGTAAGCCATGACATAAGCCATATCTTCTGCAAGAGCAGCACCAATGTCAACAATGGAGTCTTCTTGCAATTCTGAAGAAACTTGAGTAAGGATAGCAAGTTTCTTAGCAAGGACTTGTACATTGCTGAAGGTGATTTGGGATGCAGTGATGTTGGTGTTTTCAGCTGGCCAGTAAGCAGTGGTGGAAGCAGAGTTCTTTGGAACATTCAAGTTGTCAGAGGACATACCCATGACACGAGCGTTTTGGCGAACAACACCATACTTGTCACGAAGGAAAATTACTTCACGAGCAAGAATCTGTGGAACTAAATATCCACCGTCTGCATCTGTGGTTTCGTTTTGACCTTTGGTGTAAAAACCATTTTCAACTAACCATTGATGAGCTTTCTTGTCACCACGGCCAATCATCTTAGCCAATTGACCAAAAGCATAACCCATCTTTTCTTTTTCTGCACGAGTATCAGGTGAGAAGTTCTTGACGTTACCGAAAGAACTGGAGCCTGGAAGAATAATATCGGACATTTTTTTAACCTCTACGTTTTCACTAGCAACAGGAACTTCAGCAAGAGCTTTAATCATCTCTGCTTTTTCTTCCAATTGCTTATTTTCATTGATAAGAGCTTTAGCTGCAGTTGTGTCTGCATTTTCAGCTTCAAGGATTTCTGTAGCCTTAATCGCATTTTCTTTGATTTTGGCTTGGATTTCTTCAAGTGTCATTTTTTTTACCTTTTTAGTCTTGTACTTCGACTTAAATTAAATATTTCAAAGCTTCTGCAAGTAGCGCATTCTTTTCAGAATCTCTTTCAATATTGGTTGTTTTTATTTCTGGTTCTTGAGTTTCACTTACATCACGCAAATGATTCCAAACCAATTTTGCCAAACCTTTAGCTTGGCTGCGAGAAAGGTCCATAGCATCACGCAAGGCTCTTTCACATTCTTTAATATTTTCAGGTGATTTAGCAACAATTGATTTCATTGCTTCCATTTCCATAGACATTTGAGCTTCTGGAATTGCAACATATTTCTCTGCCACCATTAAAGCTCTATCGTGGAATCCTTGAATTACTGCATTAATAGTAGCAATATCACCACCAGATTCAACAACGCCTAAAACACCCTCAATCATACGTTTATAGAGGCAATGAATAGAATCAGCAACTAAATCTTCTTCAACACCATCATAAATAGTTGTTGCAATTTCCTCTGGTGTAGCATTGATTAACATTAGTCCTTCAACCATGTCATCAACTTCTCCACCTTCATCTTCGTATTCATCTTCAGATTTCTTTGACATATCCCTTTTTTCTTTTTCGGTATAGTCAATAAATCTGCCCTCTTCATTAAAATATCTCTTGGCTTCTGCTTTGTTACGATATTCTGCTGGTGTTGGAGTTAATGATGCTTCAGCTAATGCCCATCTTTTAATTTCATAAGATTTGCCCATCATTTCTCTCTCAACCATATGACTTGCAGAACCACTAGAGAAACCTAATTGACCTTTTTTAGCCAAGTCATAAATCATCTTGGAATATTCGTCTGCCATGTTTAATTGAGCAGAATACCAAAGACCTTTATCATCCATCTTAACTTCGCCATAACCAATCTTTTTAGTACCAAGAACTTTATCCATTCCGTGGTTGTAATAAAGACCAAGCTTATGACTTTGTCCACCATCAAACTCAAATCCAAAATCAGTGGACTTGGTAAAATAATCTTTTTCTAAATCAGTGTCATTAGGATTGCCAAAGCGAACTAAATATCCCTCAACAATTCCATTTTCTTTTGCTTTTAATTCTGCACTAAAAAAAGTCTTCATTGACTTTATAGGATCAGGAATTACAGTTAATGCGTCAGCTCTATGAATTACTGTTTGTTCTGTCAAAACATCTCTACCATCTTGATCTTTTTGCACTAATTTAATGACATAGACTGGATCTCGTGGTGTTCCTGTTAATGTATAGCCAGAAATGCTTGATTCTACTTCGCCATCTGTTCTAATATCAACAATTTTACCTTTAGCATCAGAAGCGGAAGTGCCCCATGATACATAATCACCCATTTTTAAATCTTCTGGTAACGCTTTAAACATAAATATAATCCTCAGAAAGCTTTGTCTTATTTTATTTTACGATATTTAAGATATTTTAAAGTATTACACATTTACAGTTATATAGAATTGCAAAGAAAAAAGGATAGGTTTTTTAAGCCTATCCTCCCTCCCCAGGTTTTTTGCTAATGTAGAGAAACACCATCATAAATAGTTGTTGCAATTTCCTCTGGTGTAGCATTGATTAACATTAGTCCTTCAACCATGTCATCAACTTCTCCACCTTCATCT